TATAACAAAATCAATACAGGGACTGGGCATAGGTTTCAGTGATCCCACAGATTGGATATCCACAGGCAACTATGCTCTCAACTATTTGATGACCAGTGATTTCAACAAAGGTATCCCATTGGGCAAAGTGACTGTACTAGCAGGCGAGTCTGGAGCAGGTAAATCATACATAGCATCAGGAAACATAATCAAGAACGCTCAGGCACAGGGCATATTCGTGATCCTTATAGACACAGAAAACGCACTTGATGAGACATGGTTACAGGCACTGGGCGTTGACACATCGGAAGAAAAACTCCTGAAACTGAGCATGTCAATGGTGGACGATGTGGCCAAGACCATATCCGAATTCATGAAAGGCTACAAGGAGCAACACGCCGACAACAAAGAAGGCGCTCCCAAAGTCCTGTTCGTGATAGACAGTTTGGGCATGATGCTTACACCAACAGACGTAAACCAATTCGAAGCGGGAGACATGAAGGGCGACCTAGGTAGGAAACCCAAGGCACTGACAGCACTTGTGAGGAACTGTGTAAACATGTTTGGTAGTTGGAACGTTGGATTGATAGCAACCAACCACACATACGCATCACAGGACATGTTCGATCCAGATGACAAGATATCAGGCGGACAGGGATTCATATATGCTAGTTCCATAGTGATAGCAATGAAAAAACTGAAACTCAAGGAAGACGAGAAGGGCAACAAGATTGCTGAAGTAAGGGGAATCAGGGCGGCTTGTAAGGTCATGAAGACCAGATATGCTAAACCTTTTGAAGGCGTACAGGTCAAGATACCATACGACACGGGCATGGATCCCTATAGTGGGCTAGTTGACCTATTCGAGAAGAAGGGCATATTGGTACAGACCGGAAACAGACTGAAGTATGTTGATCCCCAAGGCAAGGAACACATCGACTTCAGGAAAGCATGGACAGGTGATAAATTAGATATGATAATGGCCAACTTCAAGGAAAGCACAGAACAAAAAGAAGAGCCAGCATCAGAGGAACCAAAAGCAAAAGCAAAGAAAACTGAACCAAAAGAAGAGGAAACTGAAGAATAATGATTGATTTCACACACGAAGACATAGAACGTCTTTGGAGTTCGATATCACACTATGTACCAGAGAGATCAAAACTGGATGCGGCCATAGACTTCATCAAGAGTCTTGAGGACATTGGGGTTGAAGCGGACGAGATAAAAGCATCAGGAGAGTTTGATCCTAAACTTGAAGAAGCAATCAACACCGTGTTTGAAGACGAGGACGAAGACGAGCCGTACGACGACAGGTATGATGATGATTAATTGGTATAGTGAAGTAAGTAGGAGTTTATCAAAAATACCAGACTGTGTGGCATACTTTGACAAGGAATTGTTAGAAGCCAGGAAGCAGTGTAAGATCTACGGCAATTTGGAACGAGCATCAGCGGCACTACCTGGAATAGTTGAAGAAAGGTTTGGACAACTACAACAGTTAGAAGCCATACTGGAATATCTTAACATAGAGCTAAGACGTCTCAGATCAAAAACTTTCAGAAAATTCTTAGAAAATTATAACAGAGCACTTTCAAGTCGTGATGCAGAAAAATACGTGGACGGTGAGGACGATGTCGTGGACCTTACTAAAATCGTAAACGACTTTGCACTACTAAGAAACCAATGGTTAGGTATAACCAAAGGACTAGATCAAAAACAATGGCAGATAACCAACATCGTGAAACTGAGAGTAGCGGGAATGGAAGATGCCGATATCAAATAGAATCATACTCACAGACGTTGACGGGGTCCTGTTAGAATGGGAGCATCATTTCACCAAATGGATGTTGCAGAAAACATTGTTTGACGAAAGGGGAGTTAGGTATCATCCATACAACTTAATACCAGATAAACAAGACACCTATGAAATGGCAGAACGTTTCGGTGTCACAAAAGATGAAATTAGAAAGCATATACGAGAGTTCAACAGGAGTGCTTGGATGGGCACACAGAGGCCGATGCTCGAATCACAGACGTGGGTCAAACTGTTGGCCGCGGAAGGTTGGACCTTTATACCTATTACATCACAAACATCTGACATACCAGCACAACAGTTACGTAAGAGAAGACTGGGAGAACTTTTTGGCGAGCATATTTTTACAAATTACCATATACTGGGCACGGGTGCCGACAAAGATTCAGCATTAGCGGAGTTCCACAACACCGGGCTGTATTGGGTCGAGGACAAGCCTCATAACGCTGTAGCCGGGCTCAAATACGGTTTAAAACCCATATTAATCGACCACCCATACAATCAAGACTTTGAGCATCCTGGCATTATACGTGTAAGTAATTGGAAAGACATACACCAAATAGTATCAGGAAAAAAATGAGAGTTTACGTAGGTTGGGATTCTAGAGAAGACATATCTTATCAGGTTTGTGAACATTCCATCAAACGCAGAGATCCACAATCAGAAGTGTACCCGTTGAAGCAAAACGAGATGCGCCAACAAGGTATCTACACCAGAGACATAGACAAACTGGCCACAACGGAATTCACATTCACAAGATTTTTCGTACCTTATCTCAACAACTACAATGGCTGGGCGGTGTTCTGTGACTGTGATTTTTTATGGAAAGTGCCTGCCAAAGAACTAGAAAAATACTGTGATGATTCAAAAGCAGTAGTATGTGTTCAGCATGACTACACACCTGAAGAAGGATCAATCAAGATGGACGGTCAGATACAAACAGCATACCCTAGGAAGAACTGGAGTAGCATGGTGTTGTGGAACTGTGCCCATGAGAAGAACAAGATACTGACCCCCGAGTTCCTCAATAAACAGACACCAAAATTCCTGCACAGGTTCTCATGGTTGGAAGATTCGGAGATAGGATCATTGCCACATGAGTACAACTGGTTGGTGGGTTGGTACAAGGAACCTAGGGACGGCAAACCCAAGATACTTCACTACACCGAGGGAGGCCCGTGGTTTGATGGTTATCGAGATTGTGAGTACGCCGATGACTGGAAGAAAGAAGTAATCAATCTGTTCTCGGCATAATGAACTGGGAGAAACTAAAAGCCAATCATTTTTTCAAGGAGCCCGTGGAACATGTCTACACATCGACAGTGTACGACATCAAAGATTACGATAAGTTGTACGAGAATCAAAACAATCTCACACACCAAGTGTGGCAAGAGTTTGATCAAAAATACAAGACAGGATTCCAGTTATGTGATGACATCAGAGACATAGATACCAACAGAGAGATAATATGTGTGTGGTTTTTCAAGGACAGGAATGATCGGAGTGGTGGTGAGGACATCCTGCTGAGAGATAAAAAGATCAAATATCAGCCAAATAGTTTTTTAATCACGAAATCCAAAGATATCAAAATCATAGATAAGAAGGACGAATACATACGCAGACCTTTCATACAGTTGGACCTATCGAATGCTGTCTGGCAAGGTATATTAGAAAGATTCAATAAATGATTTCAATGCCTGCACGTCTGCTTCTAAATGTCTATTCCTAACCTTTTGCCATACGTATTGATCTCTTTCTGCAATATTTAAATTTTTTCTAATTTGCTTGCCGGCATTATCATTCATTATTTTTTTTGCTTTGAACTCTACAGTGGGAAGATATAGGCACCTATTCAGTTTCCTAGCAACTTTTTGTGTGTAGGAGTCAACATGCCAGTGCCAAAAATAAACAGGAGCGAGATATCCTAAAGTTTTTGTCCAATTTTTATGCACGGCAAAATGTGCGGCCGGCAGAGGTTTATCAGGCCATAGTTTCACTTCACTTCCGAGATTTTTTGATCCTTTGTTCCTGCCATCAGTGGGCACCACCATTAGAATTCTATCTTTGTATTTTTCAAACTGTTCTATGATAAGTTGATCCCAGTGCTTGGTGTTAACTTGTACGTCATCTCCCATCAGCATCACTATGTCGTTTTTGGCCCGATCACACATGAGATTCCAACTGTAGCAGGTAGATTGATTCGGACCCACTACGTAATGTTTTTTATCCAAGATGTCCTTGTATTGTCCTAGCGTGGGATCGTCATCATTGAGATAGAACAGAAATTCAGTATCGTGTTGTTGATTAGACGTTGCTGAGTCTATCAAACGTTTGGCCAATTCTGGCCTTCCTCGAGAAGGACAACAGAATGATATCATATCAATTTGTTCTTCCAGGTTTCTGGGGTGTGCTCGTTAACTATTTCCAATGGCAAGTGGTATTGGAACTTTTTAGTACCGCGTGTCCTGATGTACTCAGCGGTCTTCTTCACGGCCTGCCTCATATTGGTGGAAGTCTTATACCCCAACAACTTCCTGGCCTTGTCCGACGAACAGGTCGCTAGTTTGACCTCTTG